CAAGGTCATACCAGTCGTCATCAATGCTGAAATGATCCTCCCAGAAGACCTCAACAAGCGGCGGTAGGGCCGGATATTTTTCCATTATTCCTCCACATCAAGTGGGGCGCTCTCCACACCATAAATAAACTTGCGTAATACTTACGGCCAGAAAGCGCCCCGTGAACTCAGTATACCATCAAAGATACACATTTATTTGGAACCTTAAAATATTTTATTATTTATTCTTATCGTTTAAATGCCAAACAATATGACCATCTATTTTTTCATCAACTTCTTTGATATCACCATGAAGATCTTTTAATGCTTCCATAACAGCACCATGATCTTTACGATTTTCTGTTCTAAATTTTTGAATCATAGCAACAAGAATACTACCTACTGTAGCAATACAAGCAACTATAATTGATGCTATAGCGGCATCCATCACTCACCGAAGATCTTATCAACAATCTCTTCCGGTGTAAGGCCCAGTTCGCCATATTCCTCAACATGATCAGCAAGAATCTGAATGAGATCAGCCTTCTTAACCGGATCCAAAGGAACCTTGGTTGCGGCAGGAGCCGGGGCATCGGGCTTGTCAGTTGAAGAACCACGGGTTCCATAAACCTGGCCAGAGCGCTCTTCGGGGTTCAAAGGAACTTCCTTCATAGCCTTGCCAAGTTCATCTGACTGCTCTGCATGCCATTCAGCTGCCTGCTGATGCGACTTGGCCATATCTTCATGCCATGCCTTCATAGCATCATGCTTTCTTTTGACAATCTGTACATTGTCATACGGTAATTCAATAATCATTTTATTCTCCTTATTTACTACTCTTGGGATGACCTTTTGGTAAAAGATCGTTATCCGTTGTATAATTCGGGTTTGATGGCCTTCCGTTTCTTAAAAGATACAGATAAGCATTAACTCTAGCCATCGCCCACTGACCTCTTGTCATACCAGGGCGATGCGATGTTGAAAAAGCACCCGCCCCACGACGATAAACAGCTTTCAAGGCTGACATTGTAGCTCTTTTCGATCCAGCATCTACCTTTTTATTGTGATTTTCCATCTTTGTCTTCAAAGAAGAAGTGACGGCATCAGAAAAAGTCACAGATGAACCAGACTGGGCCGACCCTTTCGGGTTTTTGCGTGATCCACGCCGTCTTTCTGACGGTTTTGCGGGTGTTTTGCGTGGATCGTTAGCGCCAGGACGACCGTATGTCACTTTTTCCATACCATCATCTTCCATTTCGTCGTCATCGTCTTCATTTTCATTGACGTAACCTTTAGGAATAACCGCTAAACGACAGTATCCATCTGGTTCAATTGGCGAAACTATAATTCGGCACACTTTTTCGCTTTCATGAAGAGCACAGTTGGCACATTTAACACCAATTTCAGCATTATCATTCTCTTCTGCGCTTATATAACCTACCCAAACGCCGTCGCCATCATCATTAAACTTTCCATATTTCTGAGTTATGGCCAGAAGAGCATTTGCAAACATTCTTTCTTCGGGGTCAAGCATATCAAGCATTTCTTCATCATGCCCTTCCTCCTCTTGATCGTCTGGGGGCATATTAACATGCTCATCTTTCTCAAGAATTGATAAAACAATGGCCTCGGCGTTCTCTTCCAGACTCATCTGATCTAGAAACTCTTCATAAGAAGAGACTTCCTCTTTTAATAGAAACTCATTTAAAAAGTCGTAATCAGTATCGCCATACTCTTTTTTCACTTTTTTCCTCCGAGGATAGCCTTGCTGAGGATTTTTGATACCGGAACCCATAGATCCAGTAGTCACCTCATTTGCTCGTTCAATATCAACATCGCCAATAGCAATACCCTGAGCAAGAGCCTTTTTGCGAGCTTCAGACTTGGAAGATTCGCTGCCTGGTGTGTAGGTGTAGCATTCACCTGAGTCACCCCATTTATATCCAGGCTTACCATTATCTGAGCATGATTGAATAGGCATAGTAAATCTATTTTATCACAGTTACTGATATATTGTATAAAGATTTTCCTGCGTCCAGCGTTGGACAGGAATTTTTACATCTCTGAAATAATGAAAAGCTTCCTCTGAAGAATAATATATTCTCGCATAGGCTTTCCTGGCCCCCTCGTCGTAAACGGGGCATTGGGGATTCGGGTCTAAATATAGCGCCTTGAAGTGATATTTATCTTCTTCGTAGTGTATGGCGTTAACAACAGTCAAGATTGAATTACAGTAAGGACATGTTTTTTCTGGGTAGGGAAAGTCTTTTATAATTCTTCCAAGAAGCATTACTCTTCCTCTGCAAACGGATTACCGAAGGTTTTGTTATTAATAATGTAATTAATAACTTCACTAATCCTCTCCTGAGCAATTTCTAAGCCGTCCATCAATGAGTTAAGCTCATCTAATGATAAAAGGTGGTCGTTGTCAGGTGACACCACTACAGTTGCGGGGACATAGCCTTTTTCAAATGGCACTGATTTTACAATTATGTAGAGTGTATCTAGATCCTCTAAATCAATTTTATCATCAAATGGAACTATTCTCATTTTTTGCTTGGCCCCCTCAGCATAGCTGAAACTAGAAGAATTGAATGCCATATAAATATTGGGCCTACAAAACCTGTATCGACTCCAAAAGAAATATTAATCCCGTATTTAAATAATACAGCAAATAATATTACAATTAGAATATAAGAGATAATAATAGCGCTTTTTGTCATATGGACTCTCTTCCGTTCTCAACCCAAGATTTATGGGTGCTTGGGAGAATGCTAGCAAACATTTCTTCTATCTCGAAGGCAAATTTTGCTATTTCTAACTGTGCATTCTCATCATTGCGAAGAGACAGGAAGTTCATCAAACTTCTTGCATTTACTGTCCAAATAAATTCCGTATACTGTCCGACAGGAAGTACAGATCTGGCGAGTTCTTTTGCAATACCAATGTTGAGCAAGTGACGGTATGCTTTCTCGGCTGTAGAATAAACAATTTCAAACTGACGAGTCAGTTCTGAGTGGGCGGCCTCTGGAAATTTCATTGGCTCAAAGCTGTAAGCTCCTGGCTTCCCAACCTGGGTTCTCACATCTTCCTTGTCTGGATAGAAGTAGTCTATTTTTTCTGGAACATAGTATCTCATACTCATTTCATTAAATGATGACCATCTATGCCTAAACCACTCTCTGGCAACAAAGATAGGACACTTAACATGAAACTTGAACACTACGTGTTCAAATGGAGTAGCATGTTTATTTTTGATAAGATAATTAATTAATCCTATAGATTTATCAGTAATTTCATTTTCCTGAGAGGCGAATGAAACTCTTGCGGCATTTACAATGCTAAGATCATCGCCAATAAAATCGATAAGGTTAACCTCACCAGCATTGAGAACTTTCTTGTTAAATTCAATCATGACCTGCTATGTTATCACAGATCCGATCAGAAAAAATTCAAAAAAATTTCTATTTTTCGCAGCATTCGGTTTTCAGAGGTGGTACGCTCAGTACGCGTAGCACGCGAAGTTGAACAAATACACATCAAGGTGTATAAGCATACCTAAGTATGCTTTGCATAGAAAGCGTAGTATACTTAGCATATGGAGATTATTGGCTTTGCCGAATCTGACGATTGCGGTTTATTCGCAATTATGGACTCCGATCTGATTTCTATCATGAAGGTTGGAGATGTATATATTGCTGCTACACGATGCGCATATCGAAATACTCCGATTACTTGTGAAATCAGTAAAGATGATGCGCAGATATTCATTTCAAAAGGTGTACAATGTTTGGACATCGAAAAGGAGAATATAGGCAGCACTCATGAAGAAAATTAGTTGGTTTAGTCTCAACAATGTTGATCTAAGCGGCGAACACTGGTTTAGCCAGGGCTATCAGAATGCTGCTGTTAACTCTATTCTGGCCCTTCAAGAAAAGGGTATCGGTGTTTTTTATAATCGTGATGAAATACCTTTTCATGTTAACTTTTGCCCACCACATTATTATCAGTTGAATAACAAATATAATATTGGCTATACCCCCTGGGAATCTACTATTGTCCCAGACAATTGGAAGTTCAATATGTCTAGGTGCTCAGAGATTTGGGCTACATCTAAGTTTGTTAAAGATGTTTACATAAAAAATAATATTCATCCAAATGTTCATGTTATACCTCATGGTATCTCCGATGAGTTTGAAATCTATGAGCGTGAACTTACTGGAAAATTTAATTTTCTACATGTAGGTGGTGAATCAAAGCGTAAGAATGCTCAGATGGTTGTTGATGCATTTCTTGATTTATATGAAGGTAACGAAGATTACCAGCTTATATTAAAGTACAACAAGTTCTGTTATGCAGATGTTTATCTTGATGGCAGAATACTTCCTGCGCACCACCATCCTCAAATAGTCGGTATCCCAGATTATTTTTCTATTGACCAACTTGTGCGTTTATATCATAAATGTCATTGTTTAGTTTATCCAACTAGCGGTGAAGGTTTTGGTTTAATACCATTTGAAGCTATTGCAACAGGTTTACCAACAATCTGTACAAATTTGACGGGTTGCGCTGATTTTGCGGAAATGTCAATTCCTTTAGATGCAACATGGGGTAAGTCTGATTTTCATGAGCATCTGTATGCATGTGACGTTGGCGACTGGGCCATCCCAGATTATGATCAGTTAATTGATCTTATGGAGCATGTTGTTAATGAGTACGATGACTTTAAGAAATACACTTTAAAATCTGCAAGAATAATCCATTCTGAATTCTCTTGGAGCCGGATTGCTGATAAGATGATCGAACGACTTGATGAGTTCGAAAAAAATTTTTAATTGACCTTAGCATTGTTTGTTTATCAGAAACAATCTAGTTGATACGATTGAATTTACCGGTTTTTTAGGAGGAAGAATGAATATTTTATCTGACGAATTTATTAATTCGTATGCTGACAA